CCTTTAGAGCGCTCAATACTTGCGACAATAGCCCGCTAAGGGCGCGACAATAAGCCGCCGCCCCTAAGCTATTGAGAGAAAAGAAAAAGCCGCCATAAGGCGGCATTGTTTAATTATTTATTTAATAGCGCCCCTCTACACTTAACCAAAAATTAGCGGCTAATTGCTCGCGGCGCTCGCGGGCGCTGATAATTTCGGCGCGATATTCGCGCAATTTATCTGTTAAGGCGTCGCAAATTGCGCCCTTTAGATCAATGCCCGCCCGGCGTTGCGCCTTGATAGCGGCTATCAGGCCGCGCGCTGTTTGCCGGGCGTCGGCAATGGCCGCCGCTATGTTTTCGGCTTCTTGCTCGGCTTGATATTTTGCGTCATCTTCTCGCCCGGCTTCGGCGTCGCGTTCGGCTATATGGTCAGCAATGCGCGCCGCGTCATATACGGCCGCGTCATGCTCTATATTTTGGGGGTCATTCGGCGCAAATTGCCCCCGGCTAAAGTAAATCGTGGCCGTATCGCTATCAGAATAAGCAATGGCCGGGCAAATAAGAGCGCCCCGGCTTGTTTTAATCTTGACAATATATGGCTTAATCAATTCGTGCTGAAAATTGTCGGCATAATAGCCGGTATAGTCATAAGCGCGGGGGCTTATATCTTGCAAGGGCGTCGCGTCATAACCCCGCAAATTTTCGGCGCATAAATCCCCGGCCGCGTTGTAATGGTTTGCCGTATCATAACGGCGATAACCGGGGCGGGCATATTTCACTTGATAATCTAGCGCTGATTTATACGCCCCGGCGGGGTTATGTTTTTGCCATTCGGCCGCGCGTTTTTTGACGGCGGCAAGGCGTGACTCTAAGTAAAAATTGATCTTGTGCATGGTTTAACCCTCTAGAATTAAAACCGGGCAAAATTACCCGCCAAAAAACCCGGCGCAACGGCCGGGCGTTTTAACTGATAATTTTAGAATTCAAATTCTAATTGCTTAGGGTTTACGGCTTCGGCCAGCGGCGGCAATAAGGCCGCGCGTATCGCGTTTATTTGCTCGCACAATTCGCGCAAATTATAAGTAGTAAAAACAATCCCGCCGCCAAATTGCTTATTATGGTATTTTTTCCCGCCTAATTTGCGCGCCCTTGCAAGCGCTAAGTTATATTTTCTAGTTATAAAATCGCCCGAATAATCGGCATTTTCCGCCGGTGTATTGAGCGCTAAAAAGTGAATACAATAGCGCGGGTTTCCGTTTACGTCATTATTCATTCTAGAAAAATCAGCTTGTGAGATTGTCATTTTTATGCCGCCTTTTCTGTTAAATTTAATTGAATGGCCATTTTTTCAATTTGCGCCCATGCTATCGAATGACATCCGACAATTAAGGTAATGCCGTCGAATGAATTAAAACGATACGCGCCCAAATTGATAGAATGCAAGCCGGCTTCTAGTTTGTTGCCGGTACGTTTAGCGCGCAACAATAGCGGCCACAATGCGAGCGCGTCGGCCACCGGAATATTCGCGCCCCGGCTTGTTTGTATTTGCTCGCCCTTAATTCTTAATAGGGTATCGCAATAATTAAAATTATTTTGCGGCACATTCTCGCCCGCTTGCCATAAGGTCAGGCGCTCGCTTGCGTCAAGGGCGGCGGCCTTTTCATATTCAGCGCGGCGAATTGCGGCCTTTTCATTACGTTTTATTAGGGCTTCGCTGATATATTCGCGCGCTTTTTCTTCCGGTATTGTGGCCAATAGCCACGCCGGGCGGGCAATTTTTAACGCGTCACAATACGCGGCGGCCGCGCTTGTTTGCATATTTATTTCAACGGCCAAATTGCCGCGCGTCATTTTATGGGTTTTTTCGTCAAAATCTCGACGCAAGCGGGCGGCGGCGTTTTCCCATATTTTTAAATTGTGGTCAGCGTTGCGCGTTACATCGTCGCAATATATAACGGCATATTTTGACGGAATAGCGGCGCGAATAACGCCCTTGTGCTTACCGGTAGAGCTTGAGTATCCCCGGTTAGTGAATAAAACGATATCGCCGTATTCAGGCGCGAAGCGGGCAACCGGAAAATGACGGCCGTATGAATAAATTGTATCGCCTTCAAAAAATACGCGGGAGGCGCGGCCTTCATATTGTGATTGTGACGCCCAAATATGCGCGCATTCTGAATGACTAGAAAATACAGTTTTCATATTAAAGCCCCCAAGCAATTAAAGCGCCCAAAATAGCGCCCAAAATACAAGCGCCGATAAAATCCCAAATTGTTGTTTTTTTAGTGCTTTCCATTGTTTGCCGCCTTTCAATTATTGGTCAAATTGTCACTACAAAATCAGTATTACATAATTTATTGATAGTGTAAAGCATTTTGTTGCATTATTTCAATATTTTTTGACTAGGGGTTTACCCTTAGTTTATGGGTCATGTTTTTGCTTAATTTTTAAGCAAATTGTCAAGAATAGGTCAAGCAAAAATAGGGCGTTGACCTATAGGCCGGGGGTATATGGGGCGGCCTTAGGCGGGGGGTTATGGGTTAAATAGGTTAATGGATTCTATACACTCAAAAACTCTCAATAATATATATATATATGCTATAGGGAATGTAGAGCGCCGGCTCAATATTTCAGCCATGACAATATGCACAATTGACCTATGTTTTTAAGAATTGAGAATGGGGGCTTTTTGCTAAAAGGTGAATTTTGATCTCTCCGCCCCCTAGCTTTAAATTTTCAGCGCCCCGGCTATCAGCTAACAGTTTTCCCGCTTTATTCTTAATGGCAATTTGACCTATTCTTATTTGACATAACACCAGTTATACGCAATGCCCCGCCCCCCGCCTTATAGTATAAGGGCTTGCGGGCTTTATTGGCTTGAGAGCCTTATTCTATATAGGGGGTTTTTTTGCCTATCAAAATCGAAAAAGGGGGTCATTACTTTACTCCCACCACCATTGGGGGCTTTTTGTACACAGCAATATGCAAAAAAGTCTTTTACAATTTCCCAAAAAAATTTTTAGAATTTTAAAACTATGTTAGTAACCACTAACTTAATAGCAAAAAATAGCGTGTTTGCACTTTATAGGGTTTGTGCTAAGATCGGGGCATCTTTAACTTTTAGGGGGTTCTATGCGTCGATTTACACCTGACCCTCTGTTCTATTCTATTGAGTACAAAGCTACCAGAATTAGAGCGACAGAAGATGAAATTGAAAGAATTTACGATGCCGCGTTCTGCGGATTGACCGGTGATACTTTGGCTATTAAGGCAGGGTTTCTACCTAAAGAATTTGCCATTTTGTGCCAATCTGACCCACAAGCAGAATTAGCGGCTATTCAGGGTAAAGCTGATAATGAAGCGCAAATTAGCACTGCACTCAATCGCAATGCTTTGGGCGGTGACACTAAAGCAGCGTTAGAAATACTCAAGCATAAGCATGGCTGGGTTGCTGCCAAACCAGAAGGTGAAGCCAATCAAGAAATTCGCATTATTGTGGAAAATACGCTACCTGATCCAACCCAGAAAAAATAATGGCAGATACCCGCAGGGTTAAATTACCGGTGTTACATTCAGGGCAAGAAGCCCTGTTTTTACAGCAAGAAAGGCTAAATGTCACTCGCTGCGGGCGGCGCTGGGGTAAGACACGCTTTTTAGAATGGCTTGCAGCCAGAGGCGGAAGTAATGGCCTGTCCGTTGGCATCTTCGCGCCCGAACACAAACAGCTTGCCGAGCCTTGGGATCACCTGCGCGATATGCTTGATCCCATCGTCAAAAGTGCCAACCGCAATGACGGTACGATCAAATTGATCGGCGGCGGTAAGATCGACTTCTGGGCATTAAACGATAATGAACTGGCCGGGCGGGGGCGCGAGTATGACCTAACGCTGATCGACGAAGCGGGGTTCACCAAGTCACCTCAGATGAAAGAGGAGATTTGGTACAAGTCCATCAAGCCAACCATGCTGACAACTCGCGGGATTGCATGGGTATTCAGTACGCCCAATGGCGTAGACCCCGACAACTTCTTCTGGGCAGCGTGTAATGATGAAGGGATGGGCTTTAGTTCCTTCCATGCGCCTACCAGTACAAACCCTTATGTTCCGCTTGATGAGTTGGAACGCGAGCGCGTCCGCAACCACCCAATGGTGTTCCGCCAAGAGTATCTGGCCGAGTTCGTTGACTGGTCTGGAGTGGCGTTCTTCTCAATTGATAAATTGCTGGTAAACCAACAGCCAGTACCCTACCCTGATAGATGCGATGGCGTGTACGCCGTAATGGATTGCGCGGTCAAAGGTGGCAAAGAGCATGACGGAACAGCCATCGTCTACTGCGCGATGAACGCCCACTTGGGTATTCCGATCACCATCCTTGATTGGGACATCGTTCAAATCGACGGAGCGCTGCTCGAAACATGGATTCCTAGCGTGTTCAGCCGACTAGAAGAATTGGCCAAAGTGACCCGCGCCCGACATGGCGTGGTGGGTACATTCATTGAAGATACGGCTGCTGGCTCGATCCTCTTGCAACAAGGCCGCAATCGAGGCTGGAATGTGCATGAGATTGATAGCAAGCTCACTCAGGCTGGCAAGGACGAACGCGCGATCAGCGTGTCGGGCTACTATCATCAAGAAAAGATTAAGATTAGCCAGTGGGCATACGACAAAGTAGTTAAATTTAAAGGCCAATCGCGCAATCACTTACTAAATCAATTGGCATCGTTTAGAATTGGGGACAAAGACGCCGCCAAAAGATCGGATGACTTATTGGACGCAGCGATATATAGTATTGCGATTGGTGTGGGCAACAAACTTGGGTTCTAAAGGAATAGATAATGGCCGAAATCAGCGTAAATAGCAGCAATTTACCTTCACAACTAATGCAACTGCTAAATGCTGATGCAATTGAGCCGGGTACACCTGCGGGCTACGAGCTTTGCAAAATCATCTTTGAATACCACCCGCTGTCAGCCAAAATCATTGAAAAGCCAATCGTATTGGCGCTATCCAAACCCCGCGTCATTACGGTGGATATGCAGCCAAAAGAAATGCTCATCAAAGCCTTTATGGATGAATGGCATAACCTAGATGTAACCAACATCATTCGCGATGTCACATTTTTGAAGCGCACCTACGGCGTGGCCGCTGTAGTTTATGGCGCTGAAGGCATACCGACTGACCAGCCAATTGATCCTTGGTTGTTGCCTGACTTAAATATCTACATTAATAAGCTCGATCCATTGAACTTGGCTGGCTCAACAGTCACCAACCAAAACCCGAACGCGCCTGACTTCCAACAGCCTAAAGCCTTTATTACTGCTGCCGGTCAACCGTATCACCCAAGTCGCAGTTGTATTGTGTTTAACAACACGCCGATCTATTTGGCATTCCAATCTTCAGGCTTTGGCTTTACTGGCCGTTCTGTATTCCAGCGCGCCCTGTACCCACTCAAATCATTCGTTCAGTCAATGATTACTGACGATATGGTGACAACGAAAGCGGGTCTTTTGATTATTAAGCAAAAAGCCGCTGGGTCAATTGTCAATCGGCTGATGCAACAAGCATCGGGTATTAAACGCGGATATCTACAACAAGGTACAACTGGTAACGTATTGTCCATTGACGTAGATGAAGATATTGAGTCTATTGACCTAAACAATACCGATACAGCGATGACTACCGCGCGCGACAACATTATCGCCAACATCGCTGCTGCAACTGACACCCCTGCCCTACTACTCAAGGACGAAGCCTTTACTAATGCCTTCGCTGAAGGTACTGAGGACTCTAAAGCTATTGCCCAGTATGTCACTGGTATTCGTAATGACATGAGAAGCCTGTTTGATTTCTTTGACAAGATCGTAATGCACAGAGCTTGGAATAAGCAGTTCTTTGAGGCGGTGCAAAATAAGTACCCTGACATTTATGCCAATAAGACCTACGAGGAAACTTTCTACTTGTGGAAAGACGCCTTCAAGCC